GCCCAAGGACAGTGATCCTTTAAACTAAAAAATAATATCTTTGCCCAGTTGTTAAAATATACAGTATCACAGGCAAGCATAATTCCGTGCTTGTCTATTTTATTTTCTATGTTCAAAGGTTTCAAAATATACTCCTGGTGTAAGACAAATATTTATTGTCAATCTTTCAGCTGATAAATATTGCACATGAATACGAAATACACTATACTAACCAGCTTTAATCAAACATATTGGCAAGAGGTAGCTCAAGACAATGTGCGTAAAATGGATCAGCTATGGCCTGATAGCGAAAAAATACTTCTGTATCATCAACTATCAAAAATAGACACATCTTTTTCTAACAGAATACAATGGACAGATCTTTATCAAGCCTGCCCGGAGTTATTAGAATTTTCAGATAAATGGAAAGATGATTTACGAGCAAACGGTAAGAGCGGGAAAAAAAATGCATTTAGACAAAATGCTATAAAATTTTGTCATAAAACATTTGCCATATGGCATGCAGCTCGACAACAAAAAAATGGTTGGCTAATTTGGTTAGACTGCGATGCAATAATATTGAAAAAAATAGATAACGATTTTATAAAAAAAACATGTCCCGATAACAAATGTATCTCCTATATTGGTCGAAAGGGAAAATATTCCGAGTGTGGTTTTGTAGGATATAATCTTGATAGGCCAGAGACTAGAAAATTTTTAGAGCTATGGGAAAACTTTTATCTATCAGGCGAGTTTATCAATCACAGTGAGACTCACGATTCTTGGACTTTTGATCTTATTCGAAAATCCTTTGAAAATTCTGATTTATTTTGCGATCTAAATGCTGCGTCCACAACTGATAAAAATCCGTTTGCCAATTCGTTAATTGGTACTCATATAGTTCATGCTAAAGGCGGTGATAAGATTAAAACCACAGCTAAATTAAATAAATCACACAGCTTGCAAGGAATTAAATGACATATCCGATTACTCCTACAGCATTTGATAAATGTTTTTACCGACCCGAATGGTACGATATTGATTTTTTTTATAGTCCAGATGGTATTAAAGAATTTCCAGAACATCATTGTAAATTATCTTGGTTAGCAAGTCTTCCTTATATTAAAGAAAAAAGAAATGCTATTGATATAGGTTGTAGAGATGGAGAATATACAAGATATCTCATGAAGAATTTTGAACACACCTATTGTTTTGATCCGAGAACGAGACGCTATTTTCCCTATAATGTAGATATTACAAAAGTAACCCATTGGGGTGTTCCGCTGGGTGACAAGCCCTCGTCAGAGAGAATAGGCCATAAACCAATACAATCAGGACAAGCGGTATTTTATTGTCTTGATGATTTTAATCTGCAAAATGTAGATTATATTAAATTAGACACCGACGGCTATGAACTAGCCAACATTAAGGGCGGATTAAAAACCATCACTAGAGATTGGCCTATATTAATATTAGAAGTATTCTTTGAAAAAGAAACTATTAAATTTGTAACTGAAGAACTAGGCTATACAATAAAAGCAGTTTGTCCTCGGGGATGGGATCATGTTTTAGTAAAGGAACACAATGTATAATCATAAAGGATGGACTTTCCCAGACATTGATTCTCACTTCAGAGATTCAGTAGGAGAATTTCCTGAGACTACATATCAACAAGGAGCATTAGATGCTGCTTTCAAATATGTTAAAAAATTCGGTGTTGCCATTGATGCAGGTGCAAATATTGGACTGCAATCAGTTAGACTGGCACAAAAATTTGAACATGTTCATTCCTTTGAACCTACATCTATTAATCACGATTGTTTGATTTCTAATACAAAAAATTTTACTAATATTCAACTTTATAAACTTGGTCTTGGAGAACAAGAAGAACACGCAGTTATTAAAATACCTACAGAAGCAAAAAATTGCGGAGCGTTTTCTATCGTCGATTTTAATAACTATGAAAATGCTGTTTTAGAAGAAAACATAAAAATATCAACATTGGATAAATTTCAGCTCTCGCCTGATTTTATCAAAATTGATACTCAGGGATTTGAACTTTTTATTTTAAAGGGTGCAAAAAACACATTGAAAAATAAACCTGTGCTGTTATTAGAATGTGAAAAGAAACAGGAAAAACATTTAATAAATGAATATCTAACGCCGTTGGGATATGCCATCGTAGAAACTGTGAGAAAAGATTCAATCTGGGTAGCTAAATGAAATATGCCATAAGCAGAGAAATGATGGGAAAAAGTTTTTCATCATGGACTGTGAAGCCGTGGAGACTGATGGGATTAACAGAATATGACACTACAGCCCAAATACCCGACGATGCAATTTTGATAGCAAGTCATTACGCACCGTGGTGGTCCCCTCTTAAAGAATACATAGCCGAAGGTCGACCTTGGATTGAAATTGACTATGCATATTGGGGCGATAAAAGCACTGCAAGACGTGTTACGTATAACGGACATCACAATCTATGCGTCAACAGTCGTCCCTTTTCTCGTAGTCATCTGTTTACAACTCCGCAACAACAAAACTGGAAAACTGGTTCCTCTAATGAATTTGTGCTAGGAATTTTACCTATTGAATCATTGCTGCTGCAAAGAACGGGAGAAACTCTACAAGAATTTAAAATACGACTTTCTGAGCAAATATCTCAATATTGGGACGGCCCTATTAGGTGGAGACATAAGATGGGGAAAGAGTTGTTTACATCATTGAGCAGAGATATAACCAATGCCTACGCAGTGGTAGGTGAAAGAACCATGGCCTGTGTGCAGGCCTGCTTGTTGGGAACTCCAGCGTTTACCGTTGATAATTCGATGACTACTCTTCTCATGGGCGGGATTGAAAATTTAAAAACTGTGTCTTATCCTGATAGACATGAGTGGTGGGAGCATATCAGTTGGAGTCAATTTCATGTCAACGAATTTACTACAACAACTCCTGCAGAATTAACTGAACAATATCAAATAGAAAAATGACTATTAAAACCTGGACTGTAATCCCTGGAGATCGTGCATTGAAATCGGCACTGGCCAAAGCCGACAGTGTAGGTGATCAACCACCGACTGTTACTGATTATCAAAAAGGTAAACTCGATATTGCTTTAGGATTTGTTAAAAATTTTACCACAGCCATAGATGCAGGTGCTAACTATGGCATAATGAGTTACAACTTAAACAGCAGATTTTCCAAGATTTATGCGTTTGAAGTTGATACTCCGGTTCGAGACTGTCTTAAAAAAAATGTAGAAACATTTCAACTAGATAATGTAGTAGTATGTGATTGTGGGCTAAGTGATAAAGAAGAACTTGTTTCTCTTAACTACCTTAAAAATACTTTTGGCACTCATATCAATAAGGAAGTTTCTGGAACACATATTTGTAAAACCTTAGATTCTTTCAAATTAACAGAAGTCGGATTTATAAAATTAGACTGCGAAGGATACGAACCTTATATCCTACGAGGTGCGGAGCAAACTATAAAAAAATACAAACCTGTGATATTAATGGAAGAAAAAAACTATTCAAAAAGATATTACGGTGAAGAAGGAAATCTAGCAGTTGATCTGTTATTGTCTTGGGGGTATACCATGAAGATAAGTTGGCCAAAAGACTGTGTGATGATTCATAAAGGATAATATGGGTTCTTTAACGCCAGGTGCGACATACATTTATGAAAAAGCCGACGGCATAACCTATGCTAGAGAGTTTGGAGCACCACATAATAAACGATTCGAAATTGGCAGAGACTACGAACGGTTTTTAAAAGACGAACTAAGACTTTGGGAAGACATAGTTCGAGCAGGTCGGACAAATGAGGCCTTGCAAGCTGCTCTTGATCGTGCTAAAATAGTATATCACTTGAGCAAAGACCATGGCTAAAAATAAACACGTAGATCTATTCAAAGATATGATTCCCGCAGTAGACATGGGAGTCAAAGAACTTTGGGACGCAGCCACAGACGATGGTCGCAAAGAAATTAAAGGCGATTTCTGGAATCTCAATCGATATATCAGTTCGGTTAAATCCTCAAGCGCAGAACTGCAAGAACACTATCTGCTCACAGTCAATGAATACTACAATAAGCATTGGGCTGATATACAACAGCATCCACAGTTGGTATGGCAGACTCTATGCCTCTGCAGCCACGAATCTAAGAAAGCACACTTCCACGAATGGATTCCTTTAAAAACACGCAAGAACAAAAAGGAAGAATTCATTGCAGAACATTTTCCTAACATGAAGCGAGCAGACATTGAAACACTGGCAGAACTCACCACAGATCAAGAAATC